CCGTTAGGATAAGTATTTAACATAGACCTTAATAAAGCTACTGCCTCGTTAAAAATAGCCTTTTCGCATGGAATAGCCACCTTTAAACTAGCTTGTTCAACACGAATTGTTTGTCCTCCGACTTGTTGAGTTGTAGCACTATCAACTCTAACAACACCATAACTTATTTTATCTTGTACTTCTGGAAGTATCTTTTTCCAATCAATGTTATAATCGTTGGCATATTCAATAACAAAGTTACCACCTAAAAAATCATTGATTGTTTTCGTTATATTATCATAAATCATTAATCTACCTCCGTATCTTCTTCCTCTAAATCAATTAAAAGTCTGTTTTCTTGTACCCACTCAAACACAGCTTTATTTACCCAATGATAATTAGGATTTGAATATTGCTGTCCTCTAATTGTTAGAGTTCTAGCATAGTTTGTAATTCTTGCGTATTGAATAGTTGGTGTTCCATTGATACTTGAATCTTCATTACCAATAGTAATAACCCATTCTTTTTCATTTCCCTGCACACCACTAATTGATGCCTTTAAAGCTCCCGTATCAACAGGACAATAAAGTAATAATTTTTCTTTTAGTTTTTCAACTAATTGTCTATCCATTACTATTCAAGACCTACAACTTGATGACCTGTAAAATCATCAATTCTTCCTTTCAATCTTCCTTGATTATCATTTTCAATATAGCTTGATTTTGTTACTACCTTATAGGTACGACCTTTAATTATTAATTTATCTTTTATATCCATTTTATATTGAGCATTAAGTCTTATTGTTAATGTCAATTTATTCATTTCAAGTCCCTGTGCTAGTTCGAATCTTCTACAAGTTTCTTCATTTAGAATTTGGAATTTGAAATGTGTATTTTGAGTTTCGTTATAACCCCAATTTTTGTCTAATGTTCTATTCTCGATATTATTTCTACCCATAAGAAAAAACCTCCTTAATGAGTCAAAATTCTATCCCATAGCTTTTCAACAGCCTTTGGAGAATAAGGACTTCTATCCTTTCGGTCTTGATTATCACTATTTGCACTTGAATCGCCATTATCATATACATAGATAATTTGCTCGATTAAAGCATCTTTAAACAACTCTTGATATTCTAGTGCTATTGTATTAACTAAATCATTTCTAGCCATATCAGACAAGAACGCATCAGCCCAAGCTCTACTCTTATACTTTGCAATAAGCTCATATAATTGATTTAAAGCACCATTGCAAAAGTCATCTATTGCATCTTCAAGACTATCAAAATGTGATATATCTAAAACTCCGTTACTTTCGAGGTTATAACCTCTTTTTCTTAATTGTTCTTTTGAAATGTAATCATTCCATTTATGTTTCATTTTAGGTTTCTACCTCCCTAATTTTTAATAATAAAAAAAGAGGAGTGCAACACTACACCCCTCTTAAATTAGTTAAATTGTTTATCAAATAAAAACTTAATTTTAAATCAAAACAATTATTAAGCTGTGATTAAACCAAATGCCTTTGGATTAGCACATTCATGAGTAAATACATATCTACCCTGTACGAATACACCACCAACGGCTAAACCAGAGCCATTAGCATTAATAACTTGTGGCTCAACTACGAATGATTCAACACGAGTAGCAAAATCTGGATGACCTGCAACTGCATATAATGCCTTTGCTGATTGACCAGAGCCAATGTTACCAGTTACTTGACCAGTTGAATAAACTTCGAATCCTGCAATTTCAGCAATTACGCCTCTATCAATCTTCTCTTGTGCTAAATCACCCTGTCTAATAGCCTTATTAGAAGCTAAAATCTTTGCCTTAAATGTACCATTTACAACTAGGTATCTACCATCTTCTGGTACGCCTCTATCAGTCATAGCTCCACCTAATTCAGCGATAACTTCATAAGCATCATTAGTTGATAATGACTTAATGATACCATAAGTAGAGTTAGAATCATATCTAGGGTCTGCTGATGTGAAAGCATTACCTGCCTTATCTAAACCCTGTGCGCCTCTAACTAATGTAGTGATAGCATTAGTGTCCATAGCCTTTGCAAGTGCATAACCAATTCTTTCTAGGTTATCATTTAATACATTGTAAGGTAATGATGCAACTTCATAACCATCTAAATACTTATTGATAAACTTATCATTATCAATAGTACAAGTGATCCAAGCGTTAGACTCATAAGAAATTGTGTTAGAGCCTAATGATGTCTTACTATAATTTCCTACGCTGTCCTCTGGTGTTGTTGGAATCATAATTGCACCAGATGCAGAATTTCTTTGATAATTTGAATTAAATAAATTTCTTGTTACTAACTTTTGTAATAGCTTTGCTACTACGATTTGACCGTATTGTGTTTGTAATGTTACTGCCATTTTTCTTTTTCCTCTTTCTTCCTAAATTTTTATTGATTGTTTTGATTTGCTAATGGTTGCATAAATCTAGCCATCTCTGGATGTTCAGCAATATAACGTTGTGCAATATCACCATTCACATTATTATTTGGTTGAACATTAGGCTTAATGATTGTTGGTTGCTTGTTTTCGAATAAATCAGCATAAGATGTCTTTAAGTTCTTAATGTCATCATCAAGACCTGTAAAAGTTTTCTTTTCCTCATCATATTTAGCCTTTGAAAAATCTAGCTTATCCATCATTAAATCTGGATGCTTACATCCATTTGATTTTAAAAAGTCAATTCTCTTTGATTTTTCTAAATTAGCCTCCGTATCAGCCTTAAATTTCTTCAAGTCATCGTAATCAGCGAATCCCTTAATCTTTTCCTCATAGCCTTTAATGGTTTCATCCTTTGACTTCATATCATCAGCATACTTTCCTTTAGTAGCTTCTAGTTCACTTTTTAAAGTGTTTAAGTCGTTACCATTTGCACTCATTACGAAATCGACAGCATCGTTGATTTTGTCCTCTGCTAACCCTAGCTCAATGAATTTCTTTTTTAAATCTTCTCTTTTCATTCTTTTTCCTCCTACGTTTTTTACGAGTTTCACATCTCGTTAGATTTAAAAGTTATTCGTTCTTTTACGCCTACGTTTCTAAAGGCAATATAAAAAGGGTTATTTCTAACCCTCATTATCTTTGTTAAAATTTTCGAGGCGTTTTTTTACCTCATCATCAATCCTTTTTTGGATTGCTTTCTCTTGTTCTAATTGCTCATTGGTTATTCCATCAATAAACATTAGAATTGCTAAAATACAACCTACTATTAATAGAATTACGAAAAGGATCATTGTAATTACTTCCTTTCATAATCGGTTATCATAGTACGCCATGTGTACTCTGGTAAATTGTTCTTGTGACTAAAATTGTGATATTTATCTTGCCACATATTAGTCATTGCAACTGTGTACTTCTTATCCGTTGTAGTATCAGTTTGAACTCTTGAAATTGATTTTAATTCTAGGCTATGTTCACTAGCTTTGATTTTGGTATCTACACCATTTACAAACCATTTACCATCTTGTATGTATGGTGTATCTTTACGATTAACCTCTATACTATCATTTGATAGTCTTTCTTTGCGTTTCCAATGTCTTATCGTGTTTTCCATTGACCTTTGTTTAATAGTCAATTCACGAGCTTTTTTTACGCTTGAATTTGAATATTCAATAGGACTTGCACCCTTATAATACTTAATCAAACGATGTTGACAATTATAACTTAAAAAGCCATTCTCACAGGCTTGTAATAAACTATAATAAGGCTTTCCGTCTATGTAACCTAAAATAGTTTGATTAGGTGTGCCACCTTTGTATTGTCCCATTGGTCTTGAATTAATATCTAAATCCATTAGGTATATTTTGCCCTGCCAAAATGAACAACGCTTTGAGGCATCTTGATGACTTGATGCTATTACAAATTGACCTTTGGTTATTCCCTGTCGGTTTAAATCTTCATTAATCATCTTGTATCTGGTTTCAATTTCAGCCATATTTCTAACTGACTTAACACGCCCTAATGAATCCGTTAATGTTAAGCTACCATCGGCAAGTTTGTTTTTAACCTCTAACAAACTATTTTGTAGTAAGGTTTTATAGTCCACATATCGAGCCGTACCACCTAATCTTGAATCAGTCACAAAATCTCTTAAATTATTGATTTGAGCTTTAGCAATACCAACAACAGGTTTGCCCTCTTTATCTACAATATCAATGGTAATACCTTTATCGCCTCTTAAATCCATTGGCGTATTGGTTTCCATTGCTTGTATTTGCTTTCCTATCAAGCCTAAATCATCGTTTTTGGCGTTTTCTCTTAATATGACTATAACTTGTAGCCACTCTTTCATAAAAGCCTTTTGTAAGGCTAATTTTGTACTTTCAATTAGTACATCACTAGCCTCATTCTTTTTAAGCTCATTTGTTGTTTCATCTATTAGGTTTATAACCCTAGCCTTTGAATAGGTCTTGTTATAACCTAACATAACAGCCTCATTGATAATCTCAATTAATTTTGTATTCGCATTTTCAACTATTAACGCTAACTTATCGTCTTTATCTTTTGCCATAATTAGAAGTTATTAAAAGCCATTGGAACAGCCCTAGAATCTTGTTCAGAATCTATTTGTTTAATCATTTCATCAACCTCATTATCGGTTAAATCTGGATTAGCTCTTCTTATAGCCTCTTTCCTAGAAATTAATCCATTTGTTAATAACTTTGTAACCAAGTCAGCGTTCTTTGTTGGATTTAATATTGATGCCATAGACCAACGCACAGCGATAGGTTGTGGTATGCCTAAAATATAACCTACACATTCTAGGAATTGATTAATCTTTAATTCATTGATATTTCTAAAACGTTGTACTGTATTTGCTGTTATATCAGTCATTGCGTTTATTTCATCATCAGTTCTTTGTCCCTGTTGTAAAAGTCTAGGATCATAATCCAAAACGCTTATACCAACACTAGCACAAAGTCTTGCTACATCGCTATTCAATGTAATGTCCCATTGTTCAGCTCTTATATCGAATTGAACATTTGTAGGCTTTGAATCTTCCATACTCATTGTAGGGTACTTTTGTAAAATTGGGTTTTTAGTTTGTGCCTCAACTCTACGCATCATCATGCCCTGTAATGGATTTGCTTGATAGCCTATATCTTGCATTTTAGCAAACTCTGGTATTAATATTTGACCTCTACCGATTTCCTTTTCTACTTCCTTATCAGTTAAGGATGTATCACACACAAGTGCATTATCGACAGCATCCACAAACATTGACTCTGGAATGTTTAAATCTGGGAATTTTGTATTGACTAATGTATAGTCAAGATTAAATACGCCTATTGAGTTCATATCAAGCTCTTTAGGTTTATTGAATTTAACATTAGGGAATTTTTGCAAGATTGCATCGCTTATTTCGTAAGCCTCTAATGTTCTACGCTTTGCGTCCGTTTTACTTTGATTTGTATAAGTGACCGAATAAACCAAATACTCTTGATAAGGTACTTTTATTTTGTTGCCCTTATCATCGTTTTTAGTCTTATAGAATCTATGCTCACAAATAATATATTCAAAGCCGACTTTCACATCTTCAAGATTAACAATGAATAACCAAGCCTCGTTTACATTTCCTTTTCTATCAAAGGCTAAACGATGTCTAAATAGGTTATAGGTTAGTACATCCAACTCTTCTGGATTTTCTTTTGAGCCATATACAACAATCGCACTACGTCCAGTTTGTGCTGATTCAGTAGTTGCTTTATTGATGATGTTTGAAAAATAATTGCTATCGAATAAATTATTCATAACAGCTTCATCATTTTGAGTTTGGTAATATAACTTACCTACTGTCTTTGATACAAAGATTTGTAATAATCTAGGAGCTACGCCACTACGCAAGTATTGAAAATTTAATCTATTAAAACCACTCGCAAACTCTGCACTCACTCTATTATTAAAAACGGCTAATTGTTCATAGCCACTATACATTGTAAAGAATTGGTTAAAATTTTGAGTTGCCATTCTATCAGTAGCACCTACAAAGGCTCTTAATGATTGAGGCAAATACCTATTCTCTTTCTCATAATCTAAAATTGTGTCACTCATGTTTAGTAATTACCTCCCCCGTAAGCATAATAGATATAATAACTTCCATATTTGAAAGCATCTATGCAGTGGTCATTTCCATCCTCTGGTTTGTTGTTCTTAACATCCCAAACTTTATTATTAAGCTCCACAATGAACATATCAGTTTGTCCTAATTGTTCATCTGGCTTTAATGGGTTTCTATACCCTGCATCTATAATGTAAAAATAATCATCTTTTCCGATGATACTTTTAACTCTTTGTGTGTCTTTAA